CTATCCGCTGTCCGCAAAACCATTGATTTTATTAGCTTTTTGCCGCTATCGCTATCACACCTCATTATTCGATAGACCCGGTTGGAATGAGATGATACGCCTTGCAGAAGCGGGGAAAGTCCAGACCGTTATTGTCAAAGATTGTTGTGCGATAATGGGACTAAATCAGAAAGACCTTGAAAATCAAGGGATTCTGGCTTAGTCCCTTCTTTTTTGACCTGAAAGAGGAACAATCGCTCAACAATCGGCGCACAGGATCAAAACCGGCTGGCGGTGGCTATGGAGGTACACTGCATAAGCCCTTCCCGTTGCGCTGCCCACAACGAAAGGAGTCCATCATGAAACAGGGAACTTTGGTTTATGATCACGCAACGGATCGGTACGACATTCGCTTTGACCTTGACTGCTACTACGGCGGTCTGCACTGCGGGGAATGCTTCGATGTCATGATCGGGGGCAAGTGGAAACCCACTCGGATCGAGATGGCTGCGGACTGGTATCTCGTCGGCATCCGCACGGACGATTTGCAGGGATTGAGGGTGAGGATGTGAAGACTTTTCTCAAGGAAGTGCTGCTTCCTCTGCTGATTGCCCTTTGTCTTGCCGCATTCTTCAAGCCGGTCTATATGGCGGACGGCGTATGTGACTACTTCCTAATGTGGCTCTGTGTCGGCTTCCCATTCGGCATCCGCAGGATGTGTCTCTGGCTCGTCCCCTTCGGTTACGGCATATCCGGCACAGTAGGAATCTTCGCACTCAACATCATCATCGGCGGTCTTATCGGAGGGCTCGCCCTGATTGTCGGGCTGCTGCTCGGCATCATCCATACCATCCGAGACATCATCTGAATATCTGAAAAGCTAAGAGGGTTTGTTTCATTCTCCAATTCGGAGCATGAAGCAAATCCTCTTTTTTTGTTGCCCGAAAGCTGGAACAATCTGCCCCTTGCAGATGACGGCGGTGCGGCGAGGAAAGGAGAGAAAACAAAATGAGCTACATGACAGCCGGTAAGCTGCAAGCCTTTGAAGCCCTCATGAAGGAGGTACCCGGCCACAACCACTATGACAGCGGATGCGACGGGATCTGCCCGGAATGCCGGTCGTGCTGCTTCCATCGTCCCTACTGGAAATATCAAACCTGTGTCTTCGAGGAATGTCCCTATTCCCCGGTGAAGCTGTCAACGCTGCGCTGTCAGCCGGTGATGGCAAGGGAGGGATAACCGCATGGCAGTCTATCGCGTCAACAAAAACCGTGGCTACACGGTCATGGCAAATTACCATCTCAGGGATAAAACCCTGTCCCTCAAGGCCGTGGGGCTACTCTCCAAAATGCTGTCCTTCAACGATGGCTGGCAGTTCTCAACGAAAGGTCTTTCGGCGATCTGCAAGGAAGGCCCCGATGCTGTTCTGGCAGCTCTCAGGGAGCTTGAGGACGCAGGGTATCTCGTCCGTCATCAGTCACGGGATGAAAAAGGCCGGATGAGCAGCATGGTTTTCGAGATATACGAGAAGCCGCAGACGGGTTTGCCGGACACGGAAAAACCGCATACGGAAAAGCCGGACACGGATAATCCGTTCACGGGAAAACCGTGTACGGAAAATCCCGCACAATTAAATACTAATCAAGTAATTACCAACGAAAGAAATAACTCTCTGAGAAACTATCAATCTATCAATCTTGATGGGATGGACAGAATGGATGAACGGGAGCAATACAGGGAATTGATCCGGGATAACCTTGAGATCGACATCCGCTCTCAGGATAGGCACTATGACCTTGACCGGGTAAATGAAATTGTCGAGATCATGCTGGATGCTGTTTGCTCCACAAGACCCACCATCCGTATCAACGGAGAAGATATGCCGCAGCCGGTGGTTAAGTCACGCTTCCTCAAGCTGGACAGCGGTCACATCGACTATGTGCTCCAAGCGATGAACGATTGCCCTTCCGACATTCGGAACATCCGGGCATATCTGCTTACGGCGTTGTATAACGCTTCACTGACCATAGACAACTACTATTCAGCCCGCGTGAACTACGATTTTCACGGAAAAGGCTGATGCGTAAGCATTCTCAATCAACTTAAAGGGGGTGAGAAGAAAACATGATCCACATTTTACACGGTGTCCCGCCTTAGTGACAGGATTGCCCCGCAAATCTCAGAAAGGAGGTCCCCATGCAGGATGAAGTAAATACCAAAGTCGTTGCGATTGCCATTAAGGGCGGCAGGATCACTGCGGAAGTGCTGAAAAAGGCGCTCGCCAAATTCATTGAGGAAATTGAAAAGGCCGAAAAGCAAGCCTCTCAGCCCAAGACCTACCGGGGCAAGCAGTCCATCAAGCATCTTGTCGAGCAGAACGCCGCAATCAGCAACATCGAAGTGACCGACGGAAACATCAAGTCTTTCGAGCGTACAGCGAACAAGTACGGGATCGACTACGCGCTCAAGAAAGACACCTCTGAGCAGCCGCCGCGCTATCTCGTCTTCTTCAAAGGCCGGGATGTGGATGTGATGACTCAGGCGTTCAAGGAGTTTTCCGCCAAGACGGTCAAGCAGAAAGAAAAGCAATCCCTCAAGCAGAAGCTCTCCCGCAGCAGGGAGCAGTCTAAAGCCCAGCACAAGGAGAAGGTCAAGGTTAAGACGAAGGATCGGGGCGTTGAGCTATGAAAAAGAAACTCGACATCAAAAAGCTCGTCCTTCTCAATCTCCCGTATGTGTTCGCCTTCTACTTTGTGGATAAGCTGGCGGCAGTCTTCCGGCTGGCTCCCGGCACAGAGTTCATCGACAAGCTCACCGGCGGCTTTGCCAATTTCGGCGCAGCGTTCGCCAATCCGCTCCCCAGCTTTCATCCAGTAGACCTTCTCATTGGTGTGGCCGGAGGCGCGTTGCTCAAGCTGGCCGTCTACATCAAAGGCAAAAACCGCAAGAAATTCCGCCAAGGGGAGGAATACGGGTCAGCGCGTTGGGGACGACCGGAAGACATCCGGCCTTACATGGATGATGACTTTTCCAACAATGTCATTCTCACCCAGACCGAAGGGCTGACCATGAACAGCCGTCCGAAGCAGCCGAAGTACGCGAGGAATAAGAATATCCTTGTCATCGGTGGTTCCGGCTCGGGTAAGACCCGCTTCTTCGTGAAGCCCAACCTGATGCAGATGCACAGCTCCTATGTGGTCACTGATCCCAAGGGTACAGTGCTGGTCGAATGTGGAAAGATGCTTGAGAAAAACGGCTATATCATCAAGTCGCTGAATACGATAAATTTTCGTAAATCCATGCACTACAACCCGTTCGCTTACATCAGGTCAGAGAAGGACATTCTCAAACTGGTCAATACGATCATCGTCAACACGAAGGGAGATGGCGATAAGTCCGGGGAGGATTTCTGGGTCAAGGCAGAAAAGCTCTACTATACCGCACTCATCGGCTATATCTGGTACGAAGCGCCGGAACACGAGAAAAACTTCACTACCTTGCTCGAATTGATCAACGCTTCGGAGGCCAGAGAGGATGACGAGACTTTCAAAAATCCCGTTGACCTCATGTTCGATGAGCTGGAAGAGCGTGACCCTGACCACTTCGCGGTCAAGCAATACCGTAAATATAAGTTAGCCGCTGGCAAAACAGCCAAGTCGATCCTGATTAGCTGCGGCGCACGGCTTGCCCCGTTTGACATCGCGGAGCTGCGGGAGCTGATGAGTTACGACGAGATGGAGCTGGATTGCATCGGCGACCGCAAGACGGCGCTGTTTGTCATTATCTCTGATACCGACGATACCTTCAACTTTGTCGTTGCGATTATGTACTCCCAGCTTTTTAACTTGCTCTGCGATAAGGCGGATGATGTCTACAATGGGCGGCTTCCCGTTCATGTCCGCTGCCTGCTCGACGAGTTTGCGAACATCGGTCAAATCCCGAAATTCGACAAACTGATTGCTACGATCCGAAGCCGGGAAATCTCAGCATCCATCATCTTGCAGTCCCAGAGCCAGCTCAAGACCATCTACAAGGACGCGGCGGACACGATTGTCGGCAACTGCGACTGTACGCTCTTCCTCGGCGGCAAGGAAAAATCCACTTTGAAGGAACTCAGTGAAATCCTCGGAAAGGAGACAATCGACCTATATAACACATCAGAAACCCGTTCGACCAACAACTCATACGGCCTGAACTATCAGAAGACCGGCAAGCAGCTCATGTCGGAGGACGAAATCGCTGTCATGGACGGCGGCAAATGTATTTTGCAGCTTAGAGGCGTGAGACCTTTTCTCAGTGACAAGTACGACATTACGAAGCATCCAAAATACAAAATGCTGTCCGACTACGATAAGCGCAACGCCTTTGACATCGAGAAATACCGTTCTCACAAGCTGGTAGTCAAGCCCACCCAAACCTTCGACCTCTATGACATGGGAGAGGTTGAAGCCGATTGAAGCCCCGTCATGCACTGCGCATGGGCAATGCCCAAAGCAGAACAATGACGGGGCTTCTGTTTTTTTGCCCATTTTCAATAATTCACACTCAAAAATCAAGGAGGTCACTCTATGGAATTTATCAATCAGGCGGTTACGGTCCTTCAGACGCTCGTTGTTGCCCTCGGTGCCGGTCTGGCTGTGTGGGGTGTGGTCAACCTCATGGAGGGCTACGGCAATGACAATCGTGCGACACGTTCCTAACTGAAAAGGTTAGGCACTAAGTCGAATGGCTTTATAGCCTGAAATCTTAGGAGAACTGACAATCCGATGGGTGGAATGAAGGGGTAACGCCTGGAAACGCCCACACTGATACTCCGATTGGCTTTGAAGTGTGCAACTGCTTCATGGTCAAAAGCTCGGTGAAGTCGGCAGAGAGTGGCCGTAAGCGGAACAATCCACACGAAACCTGCCCAGAGGTGGGCGGCGTCACCTATATGCCGGGTGTCAGATACTCATGGTGAGAATGTGCGACCGACCGCACTGACTACTTCCGAATGTACGGGTCTAAACGTTGTGAGTGTGTCGAAAGGCATACGGCCATTGATATGGCGTGTCTGTGGATTAGTAAGACTGGTTGTTATGAAACTCCACGTGCCGTTACAGGCGGCAAGGTTCTTTTAGAACTGGGCACAGGCTTAGAGGAAGCACCTAAAAGTATCGAATGATAGGATTGTCGGAACGTGGAAAGCTGGGAACGTATAAAACAAGCCGTTGCAGGCTGTTGGGCGGGAAAGCCGGGTAAAACTGGTATAACCGCACTTAATCCCAGTGAGAGTAGGGGCATGGTACCGATGAAGCAGAAATAATAAGTCTGTGGAGGGACGGCCCCAAGTCGGAAATGAATTAAGAATACTGAAAACACAACAAACACAGCTTCGAGTATGACAAAGAAAATCCAAACCGAAAGGAGCGGGTGCCTGTGTTGACTTCGGAGCAGCAAACACACAAACCAAAACAAAGTAAAATCCGCTATACGGAGTATTACGACCTGCAAAACACTTTTGACCGTCTGTATGCCGACAGTTTGAAAGGCAAGACCTTTCAGAACCTTGTCGGCCTAATGGCAAGTGAGGAAAACATCAAGCTGGCATATCGGACAATCAAAGGAAACAAAGGAAGTGGTACTCCTGGCGTGGATAAGAGGACGATTAAACATCTGGCTTCTATGGAGGAGGAGAAGTTCGTCCGACTTATCCAAAAACAATTCAGTTGGTATAATCCCCGCCCGGTAAGGCGGGTAGAAATCCCAAAACCTAACGGAAAAACAAGACCGCTGGGTATTCCCACAATCGTTGACCGTATCGTACAGCAATGTATTCTGCAAGTGCTGGAACCGATATGCGAAGCAAAGTTTCACGAGCGCTCCAACGGTTTTCGTCCAAACCGCTCCACGGAACACGCTATCGCACAGTGCTGCCGACTCATGCAGATACAGCATTTACACTATGCGGTTGACCTGGATATACACGGTTTCTTTGACAACGTACATCATGGAAAGCTGATAAGGCAGATGTGGGAACTGGGTATCCGGGATAAAAAGCTGCTGTGCATTATCAAGCAGATGTTGAGAGCGCCTATCGTTCTTCCCGATGGCAAGAGAATTTATCCGACAAAGGGAACGCCGCAGGGCGGCATACTATCACCGCTCTTGTCAAATATCGTGCTGAATGAACTGGACTGGTGGGTATCTTCCCAATGGGAAAATATGCCCACCCATTACGAATACAAGACCCGGCAGAACGCACATGGTACGGACATCAAAAGCCATACCTACCGGGCTTTGCGCCGGAGTAATCTCAAGGAAATGTATCTCGTAAGATATGCCGATGACTTCAAAATCTTCTGCCGCAGTTACAAAGATGCAGTGAAAGCGTTTGAGGCAACAAAGCGGTGGCTGAAAGACCGTTTAGGACTGGACATCAGCCCGGAAAAGTCAAAGGTAATCAACATGGAACAGCGGTACTCGGAATATCTGGGATTCAAGATGAAAGTCTACCGTAAAGGGAAAAAGTACGTGGTCTGCTCACATATGAGCGATAAAGCGATTGCGCACGCAAAGGAGAAAATCTCGGCTGCGATTAAAGCGATACAGACCCCGGCTGACAGCCAAAGTCAATACATCGCAATACAGCAGTACAACTCGGTAGTTGCCGGACTTCATAATTACTATCGTCTGGCGACCCGTGTAGGCGAGGACTTTCCTAACCTGGTGCAAGGGCTGAAAAAGCAAATGTCAAACAGACTGCGGGGCTTGACCCGAAAGGGAAAACTGGAACGCGGCTTCATAAAGGAGCGGTACGGAAAAAGTAAACAGCTAAGGTTTTTGAACGGACACCCGCTTATTCCGATGGGATATGTTCAGACACGGGACGCCCAGCACAAGAAGAAAACCATCAACCGGTACACACCGGAAGGACGGGCGGAAATCCATAAAAATCTCGGTGTAAACACCGATACGATGATATGGCTCATGCGAACTCCTGTACTGGACAAAAGTATTGAATTTGCAGACAACAGAATTTCGTTGTTTGCGGCTCAGTATGGGCGGTGTGCCATTACAGGCACAGAATTTATGCCCTATGACATACGCTGTCACCACAAAGTTCCGCTGGAAAATGGCGGGACAGATAAGTACAGCAACCTTGTTCTCGTAACCGAAGCTGTTCACCTGCTTATCCATGCCACCTTAGAAGAAACGATACAGAAGTACCTAAAACAACTCCAACTGAACAAAAAGCAACTGGGAAAACTCAATAAACTGCGGAAACTGGCGGGAACGCCAGCTATCGCTTAATCATTCTTTAATGCTGTAACGAAGTGTGTAAGTTGTGTTCAAAACCGTTGAAATTCATTTCCGATGGAGCGCCGTGTGCGGTGAAAGCCGCACGCACGGTGCGGAGCGGGGGAAAATCCGGCGATAACTTCAAAGGATTACCTATCGCTATCCGGTGCCAAGAGCCAAGGAATCAAGCAGTTGATGGCCGGTGGTGGTGTGGTACTCATCGGCACGACCCTTATCCCGCTCCTGTCTGGCCTGTTCTGATCCGGCAGCCCCAGCATAACCGAAAGGTGGTGAAATATTGGGATTTATCCTTGAAAAAATCGAAGAAGCCATAAAAGAGCTTCTGATCGGCTGGATTGAAAGCAACATGACCAATATGTTCACCGATGTCAACGACAAGGTAGGGACGATAGCTGCTGAGGTAGGCAAAACGCCCTCTTCATGGGATAGCAGCATATACCAGATGATCCGGGGACTATCCGAAAATGTGATAGTCCCCATCGCTGGTATCATCATCACCTTTGTCCTGTGTTACGAGCTGATTTCCATGATCACCGAGAAAAACAACTTGCATGACATGGACACATGGATGTTCTTCAAGTGGTTCTTCAAGGCGGCTGTGGCGATCTACCTCGTTACCAATACCTTTGACATTGTGATGGCGGTCTTCGACATCGGTCAAAATGTCGTAACCGGTGCAGCCGGTGTCATAAGCGGCGACACAAATATCGACATCGAATCCACTCTTGAACAAATGCGCGCGAGCATGGAAACGATGGGCATTGGCGAACTGCTCGGCCTGTCCATAGAGACGCTGCTGATCAGTCTGTGCCTCAAGATTATGTCCATTCTCATCACGGTCATCCTCTATGGCCGTATGATTGAAATTTACTGTACCGTGAGCATCGCGCCCATTCCCATAGCGACGATGAGTAACCGCGAATGGGGCAGCATTGGCACGAACTACCTCAAAGGGCTGTTCGCACTTGCGTTCCAAGGCTTCCTCATCATGGTGTGCGTGGCGATCTATGCAGTGCTCATCAACAACATGATCATCGCGGCCAATATCCACTCGGCGCTGTTCTCGGTGGCGGCATACACGGTCATCCTCTGCTTCTCCCTGTTCAAGACAGGCTCGCTCGCGAAGTCATTATTCAATGCCCACTGAGAAAGGAGGGTCCGCTTGAAGAAATACTCCGTGATCTATGCCGACCCTCCGTGGCGGTACAAGGTCTACTCGAAAAAAGGGCTTGGCCGCTCGGCGGAAAGTCATTACCCGACCATGTGCCTTGAAGACATTAAGGCGCTTCCCATTGGAGAGCTTGCAGCAAAAGACTGTGCGCTCTTCATGTGGATTACCTTCCCCTGTATGCAGGAGGCGTTCCAAGTCCTCGAAGCATGGGGATTTGAATACAAAACGACGGCTTTTGTCTGGATCAAGCAGAACCGGGTGTCCGACAGCCTCTTTTGGGGCATGGGGTACTGGACACGGGCGAATGCGGAACTCTGCATCCTTGCAACGAAAGGCCATCCCAAACGGGCAAGCCCCGGTGTGCATCAGGTCATCATGAGCCACATCGAAGAGCACTCCAAGAAACCGGAGGAAGCCCGCAACCGCATCGTCCAGCTCATGGGCGATGTCCCGCGCATCGAACTTTTCGCCCGCCAGTCCACCGAAGGCTGGGATGTATGGGGCAATGAAGTCGAGTGCAGCATCACGCTTGGAAAGGAGGTTCCCAATGGCGTTTGTACCGGTCCCGAAGGACCTGAATCGTGTCAAGACGAAGGTCATGTTCAACCTGACAAAGCGGCAGCTCATCTGCTTTGCGCTGGCTGCGGCAGCGGGTGTCCCGATCTTCTTCCTGACTAAGCCCAGCCTCGGCATCTCCACTTCGGCAATGCTGATGGTGGTCATCATGCTCCCGTTTATCTTCTTCGCTCTCTATGAGAAGGACGGGCAACCGGCTGAAAAAATCCTCGGTCATGTGATCAAGTCCATGTTTTTGAGGGATAAGGTGCGGCCATACCGCACGAGCAACCTATACGCTGCGATCCAGCAGGAAATCAAAGAGAAGGAGGAATTGCAGATTGCACAGCAGCACGAAAAAGGCCGCAGAACCTAAGCGGCTTACCAAAAACGGCAAGGTGTACGGCGATCTTCTCTCCGCCGAGGAAAAGAAGAAGCTGGTCTTGCAGAAGAAAAAGGACAAGAAGGCAAAGAAAGTCCGCAAATCGGCGCAGCAGACCATCCCCTATGTGGAGATGTGCCGCGACGGCATCTGCAAGGTCAACAGCCGTCTCTATACAAAGACCATCCGTTTCAACGACATCAACTATCAGCTTGCCCAGAACGAGGACAAGACGGCCATCTTCGAGAACTGGTGCGACTTCCTGAACTACTTTGACAGCTCGATTTTTGTCCAGTTCTCTTTCATCAACCAGAGGACGAGCATCAGCGAGTTCAAGAAGCAGATCAACATCCCGGAGCAGGATGACGAGTTCAACGACATCCGCAGCGAGTATTCCGAGATGCTGCAAAACCAGCTCACGAAGGGCAACAACGGCCTCATCAAGCGCAAGTACATTACCTTCGGCATTGAGGCCGACTCCCTGCGCATGGCGAAGGCCAAGCTGGATCGGATTGAGACGGACATCCTCAATAATTTCAAAACCCTCGGTGTGAAGACCGAGCCGCTGTCCGGCTACGAACGGCTGAAAGTGCTCCATGATGTGTTCAACATGGACTCGAACGAGCCGTTCCGCTTCTCCTTTGACATGGTAGCCCGGACGGGACTCAGCAGCAAAGATTTCATCGCGCCCACTTCCTTCGACTTCCGTGAAGGCAAGTGCTTCAAGATGGGCAAGGCCATCGGCGCAGTGAGCTTCCTGCAAATCCTCGCGCCGGAACTCAATGACCGGATGCTGGCTGACTTCCTCGACATGGACAGCAACATCACGGTCAATCTTCATATCCGCACGATTGATCAGGCGAAAGCCATCAAGAGCATCAAGATGAAGATTACTGACCTCGACAAGATGAAAATTGAAGAGCAGAAGAAGGCCGTGAGAAGCGGATATGACATGGAAATCATCCCGTCCGACCTTGCCACCTACGGCGGTGAGGCCAAGCGCCTGTTGCAGGACCTTCAGACGCGCAACGAGAGAATGTTCCTTGTGACCATCCTCATCATGAATACCGCTGCCTCCCGCCAGAAGCTCGAAAATGCCATCTTCCAGACGGCTTCCATTGCCCAGAAATACAACTGTGCGCTCAAGCGGCTGGACTTCCAGCAGGAAGAAGGGCTGATGTCCTCTCTTCCGATTGGCCTGAATCAGATCGAGATTGAGCGCGGGCTGACCACCTCTTCGACGGCGGTGTTCGTCCCGTTCACGACGCAGGAGCTTTTTCAGAGCGGCGAGGCGCTGTATTACGGGCTGAACGCGCTCTCCAACAACATGATCATGGTTGACCGCAAGCAGCTCAAAAACCCGAACGGTCTGATCCTCGGCACCCCCGGCTCCGGCAAGAGCTTTTCGGCGAAGCGGGAAATGACCAACGCCTTCCTTATCACAGAGGATGACATCATCGTCTGCGATCCCGAGGCGGAGTATTATCCCCTTGTGCAGAAGCTCGGCGGTCAGGTCATCCGCATCTCGCCGGTGAGCACCGACTACATCAACCCGCTGGACATCAATGTGAACTACTCGGAAGAGGAAAACCCGCTGACTTTGAAGTCTGATTTCATCCTCTCCATGTGTGAGCTGATTGTGGGCGGCAAGGATGGGCTGCAACCGGTGGAAAAGACCATCATCGACCGCAGCGTCCGCAAGGTGTATCAGGACTACCTTGCCGATCCGGTCCCTGAGAAGATGCCTATTCTCGAAGACCTCTACAACATCCTGCGCAGTCAGAGTGAGCCGGAGGCACAGCGGATTGCCACTGCCCTTGAAATCTATGTGCATGGCTCGCTGAATGTCTTCAATCACCGGACGAATGTGGATGTGAATAATCGCTTCGTCTGCTATGACATCAAGCAGCTCGGAAAGCAGCTCAAAAAGCTGGGGATGCTCATTGTGCAGGATCAGGTCTGGAACCGCGTGACCATCAACCGTGCCCAGCACAAGGCGACGCGCTATTACATGGACGAGTTCCACCTTCTGCTCAAGGAAGAGCAGACAGCGGCATACAGTGTCGAGATTTGGAAGCGGTTCAGAAAATGGGGCGGGATTCCGACCGGCATCACGCAGAATGTCAAGGATTTGCTGGCTTCCCGTGAGATTGAGAACATCTTTGAGAACTCCGACTTCGTTTACCTTCTGAACCAGGCAAGCGGCGACCGGCAGATTTTGTCAAAGGCGCTGAACATCTCGCCCAGCCAGCAGAACTACATCACCAATTCCAACGCCGGTGAAGGCTTGATCTTCTACGGCTCGACCATCGTCCCCTTCAAGGATGACTTCCCGAAGGACACGATGCTCTATCGTTACATGACCACCAAACCCGAAGAAACCTTGCAGAATTAAGGAGGACTACCTTTATGAAAAAGAATATGAATGAGAACTTTGAGATCACCGTTGACGAGATGACCGAGATTTTCGGCGATACGCCGGTTGAGATGAGCTTCCGCGAGGTCAAGGAAGGCATGGACAGCTTCTTCGGCCTGATGGGGCTGACCGTGGAGTTGGTCAACCTGATCCGCAAGGAGGACGAGCTGAAAAAGCACCACCGCGCTTACCTCCATGTCCGCGAGGAAATCGCCGAGTGCGCCAATGAGGCGACGGAGGTCATCGGCGGTATTCTCGACTCCATTCAGGAGAAAGAACACATCTACCGTGTGTCCGGCTCTCCTTCCGCTTTTGATATGGATGAGGAAGACGAGTATGAGGATGATTTCGTCACCATCCCCAAGGAGAAGTACGACAGCATGATTGAGGATCTGCTGACGATGGCCGAGCTGATCGACATGGTATCGGATATGCGCACCAAGGATGTCCGCGCCATTCAGGAGTTTGGCAAGTTCATCCCCGCTTATGCCGCCTATGAGCGCAATCGTCTTTCCCTGTACCGCGAAGCGGCGAAGGAGGCCGAGTCCATCATCGACCGCTGGGAGGATGAGCTGGACGAGGACGAGGACTACGAGCCGGACGAGTATTTCTCCGACTGATTGCGCATCAAGTCTCGCAGAAAGGAGGGAGTCCCCATACAGCTTGATCACATTTACACCGGTGATTGTCTCGAAGTCCTCAAAACGCTGCCCGATGAAAGCGTCCATTGCTGCATCACCTCCCCGCCGTATTACGCGCTGCGCGATTACGGTGTGGACGGGCAGATCGGCAGAGAGGCAACGCCAAAGGAATACATCTCGCGCCTGACGGAAGTGTTCGCCGAAGTCAGGCGCGTACTGCGCTCAGACGGGACGCTCTGGCTTAACATCTCCGACACCTATGCCGGGAAAGGCAATCAGGGCGGCTATGTGGACGCAAAAAATCCCAAGGGCAGAAATGGTCAGGCTGTGGCTCTTAACTACAAGGTTGAGGGCTGCAAGCCCAAGGACATGATCGGCATCCCGTGGATGCTGGCCTTTTCGCTCCGCGACTCCGGCTGGTATTTGCGCAATGACATTATCTGGATGAAAGAAAACCCGATGCCGGAGAGTGTCAAAGACCGCTGCGCCCGCTGCTATGAGCACATCTTCCTGTTCTCAAAGTCACGGAAGTATTTCTTTGACTACCGGGCAATCTCCGAGCCGATTGCTCCC